TAGACCGGATAACCTGGTCGGTGCGGTACTGAGGTTATGCGGTTGTCAGTGTGGGCGCGGTCCAGCTGCTCACGGTAGTAGGCACCTGGCAATGCTGCGTCCCAGGAGCAGAAGTATTCAGAGGCGATTAACTCTTCTGGCATCCCCTCAGTGCGCTCACGCTCGATGTCCTTGGGTGTGAGCAGGCCGGTGTCATCGACATCGAGTCGCTGCACAAACCAGTCAGGGTTGCGTTCTGCCATCTTGAACAAACGCCAACCGTGATTGCGACCACGAGGCGTGAAGTTGAAGATAGCCCAACCGTCGTTCAGTGCCAGGATGGGTCGCACCAGTTCCCAGGCTTTGGGGTTCTGTAGTGCGTACTCTGAGAAGACCATGCCCACAGGGTTGGTGCCGACTATGGAATCGATGTTGTCGGTGCCGATCAGCTGGATGATTGATCCGTTCTTGAGCGTGATCCGCATCTCAGTGTTGTTAAGATTGCGGATGATCTCTTTAGGAACATGACTGAGAAATCTGAACCCCTCATTGGACATGCCCTGCCAGATAACCTTCTTTGCCTGGGTGTAGACCGGGAGTGCGTAGAAGTAGGTGCCCCTACGCTCCAGGGCTTTTTTTATTGTCAGGTTCCAGAGTGTTAAGTCTTTGCCTGCACGTCGATGCCACACCAGGCAGGCACGTCTATAGTCTCCATCCATCGCTGCAAAGATTGGTATCTGATACTCACGAGGAGTGAACAGATGAGGGATGGAGATTTCTGTCATGCTGCCAGTTTTTGTTTCAGCTTGTTTCTGCGTTTCACGACATTCTGTTTGAAAGTTTGCAACTCGCTGCGGTTGATCAAACCAGCTTTTGCTTTGGCGTTGTACTGGGCCATCTTTGCTTTTGCCCAGGTGTTTACTTCACCTATGTTCTGGTAGCCGCTTTTCTTTATGTTGTCTGCCAGGGTGAGGTTGGACTTGCCTGTCTCTTTCTTTTTGTGAACATCCTTTACGCCTTGTTGTGCGCCTTTCTTGTGAAGATCCTTTGTCGCTCCGCTGGATTTCAATGAATCGATGAATGATTGGGCGTATGTCTTACCATCAGCACCATACTGTTTGATAACCCCATGCGTGGACTTTGATGGTTTGATATCGCCCATCTTTTTGCCGGTCACCCTTTTGACTCGACCCTTCTCATAACCCTTATGACGCATCGATGCGATGATGCGGTCCCGAATGTCTTTTTCTTGCAGCTTAGTTAGTGCCATGTGGTAACCCTACGGTGTTGATTGATCAAATATACGCCTGTGACGCTCTGTAAGGCCCGTCACGGCCTTTTAAGGTTGTCCTAACCCAACCGGCAAGGGTTGGAAACCCGGACATTCCAATAAATTTCTGAGTCGCTCCCCACCTGTCTTTCTCCCCCCCTCGATTTCGGGGGGTGGGGGGGTCGCTTTTTTGCGCGGGACGAGGGGGGCACTGTCCTGGGCAGGCAGCGATCCGACCTCTAAGTGCCTGATTTTGCGTCTGTTTCGTCCGTGTGGGACACTTTCTGTGGGACAGAGCGTCGAAATCGAGTCACATTCACCCCATCTAGATGCGAATCGTTCTCATTCTCTTCGATACTCGAACATTCGTCGTTGGCTGTGCCCCCTTTTACCGTCGGCTCATCCGGCATCTCGAATCGAGTGACGCTGACCTCTAGATCTTTCTCATCCACATTGGTGACCATCGAGTGATGAAGACCAGCGAACCGGAACTGCATCAATCGAGACAGCGCACGTTCCTCAACTGCCAGGTTACCAGTCGCTCGTGCCTTGGCAAGCAACTCACGATACCCATCAAGCGGATCGAGGCCCAACTCTTCCATACGTTCAGCTGCCTGGAATGACAGCTTGTTCTTAGAACCCTTGGGACGACCTGGGTTCCCTTCCTTAAAGCGTGACTGTCCATCTTGTCGGGTTGCGTTGTATGACGTGTCCTTTACTTCTTCTTTGCTCATAGTTATTCCGCAGCGACCTGGTTTAAGGTGAGGCTAATAAGCCCGCGATATAGGTGAGGTTTCGCTCGAACACCAGGCACAAAAAAAGGCCACCGATTGGTGACCTGTATAGACATCCGTTGGATTGTAATGATACACGCTAATTTTCTATTTGATACGCATTAACCTCATGGTTCCAATCACGCAATGTGTGGATCAATTCGTAATGATAATCATCGAGAATACCAAGGGCAAAGCGCAAATCCTCTTCATTCTTCCTGGTCCACCAACGTCGACCAATCGCCCGTGACTTCACTAATGGTGTCAAGTGTTTGTCATTAATGTGCATCCCAATCGCCAGGTGAATGATCGACCCATAATAAAGAGGGAACACACGCATCTTGATTGCCTGGATCACAATACTCTTGACCTGGTACTCCAACCGACCCATCCAATTATCTTGCAGCGCGAACTTCACCCTGGTGTAAGCAGCTGCGCCTGGCGACAGCCGGGCCAACAGATCACACACGTCGTGATAGGTGATGTCCGGTTCACCAGGCACACCGAACTCGAACCTGGACACCTTGGCATTGAGTAGCTTGAACGATTCAAGTGTCAGAGGCATCGAGCAGTTCCATACGGACCAGCTTGCACCAACTCTCCAAAGTCATAGTGCATGGTGAATGATCGTGCATCTCAGGCCGTAAGTGAAACAGACTCACCTGTGCCATCCACACACCTCTGTCCTGTCTATATATTAGTACCGGCCTGGCAGTCATCTTGAGTGCCTGGACGCACGTCTGGGTCCACCAGTCATTCAACCGCAGCACCTTGGCCCGCTTGCACTCGATAGACCAGCCAGGCACACCAACCAAATCACTACCACCGGCAGCTGCCTGCATCATCCAGTTCCTGTTGATCGATAGGTGTGGGAACTGCTCACGCAACATGCCAGCCAACTCACGCTCACCAGCTGCACCTTTATTCCGGCTGTTGGGCATTCTGCTGCTCCAGTAGTTCTGTCATTGGTATCACGAGCGCAACTGACGCTTGATTAAACTGACAGTGCATCTGTATAAAATAATCTGAACAGAACCTCGAATCCAGTCGACAAGCAATCGGTCGATCTTTATAGATTGAACACAGATCATCATCAGTCAAATACTGGCAACGATGTATCTCACGAGTTTCAATATCAACTCTCTTACAACAAGCCCCGTGGCAATCCACACAAGTTATTTCATCCAAAATCATTTGTCTCCATACAACTTTGCGTAAATCTTCTCGTCAGGTGGATACTTCTCAGGGTTGGGTTTAATCACGCCGCCCCTGTTGTGCCATACCTTGAACAACTTACAAGCCAGGTGTTCTACCTGGCACTTCTCTTTGAACTCACAACCTCGATCACATGGGGGTGTTCCAGTCAGTCTCATAGCCTCGAAAAGGCGCACGACCTTAGATGCTGCGCCTCGACAGCCACAATGTTTACGCTTTCCCTGCCGCATTGCTTTACCTAACACCACAACCTGTGCGCCACATTCACATTCACACAGCCACTGGGCACCCTGACCTGATGCACCTTCATAAGAGATAACTAATAAATAACCGTAAACATTCCCGACCTCATCCTTTGGTTTTAATCCTCTAGGCATGGGGGTTCACAGGGGGAATATGTGGGGTTGGCCCGATGGATGGTAGGGGGAAGGGGGGGGGAGTTCCTTTCTTATAGGAACTCCCCCCCCCGCAACCCCATCTCTCACTACCGTGCGGGGGTTTTTGGGGGGTTTTCGGGGGGTTCATGGATTAAACCTCAACCCAAAAGATTTACGGATTGTTGGGTGTGGTTCCTTGCTCAACTTACCCTGCCCCAGCCAGGTGTTGATGTACTCTTGTGCAGCGGCCTTGGTTATGTCCATGTGAGCAACCATCCAGCTACCCAGGTATCTACTCTTAGCAGCTGCGTGGTGACTAAACGGATCACCATCTGTCCACCTGGTGCTGACTATCCCAAACACCTGTTGTTCCTGTTCCGGTGTCAGGTGCTTGTGCGCCTCTAACTCTTCCTCTAGTTCATCTGATCGATCTATCAACAACCCTGACACCTTGTCCCTGATGAATGTGCGTACCCCTGTCATACCTATATCATTACTCTTAACCACACACCCCTGGACAATCGACATCTCGTCGTACACCTCACCCGTCACCTGTTCAATCGAATCCCGAACTTTCTGGCTGGGTAGGTACAACGTGTAACACCAGCGGGCACCATCAACAATGCTCGTCGAGCCGCGCACCAACTCTCGACTCTCCATAGGACCGTTGACCTCTCTGGCACCCTCTTTCCGCATGTGGTGTGTCATCAGTACCGTCGCACCTGTTAGCTGGCACAACTCAGCAACAGCTGACCAGAATGCTTGTGCAGCAGCTGGGTCGTTCATGTCTGCCTGGACAAGTGCCTGCATGGGGTCCAGCACCACCAGTGCCAGGTCAGGTATCCCGCGCAGCTGCTCGACCAGTTCGTACCATGCCTCTGTCATCTTGTACTCACCATTCTTGACCGTCAGCAACGCCCGCATACCGACCACAGTCAACGGGATCACATAGAACCAATCCTTTAACTTCTCTTTATCCTCTTCACGCACCAGGCTATTCAACCGACGATGGATAGCGTCCTGGGACTCCTCTGTCGTGATGAACACAGTCCGGCCCCGTCTGGGTATCGTGCCGCCCAGCACACTGGACATACCTAGCCCACCGACGCTGGCGATCCGCACACACATTTCCAGGCACAGCAGCGACTTACCCACGGATCCCATACCGGCGATCACAGCGGGGATTGCCCTGGGCAAGATCCCATCGATCAGGTAGTCGACCGGGGGGGCACTGCCCAGGTACTTATCAACACCCCATTCCTTAATCCGAAACCAGGGATCGGGTGGATCTATATCCAGGCCAGGCTCATAGTTGCCATACGCCCGCCGCATGAACTCAGAGGTCGGTGACCCGTTACCCAGGAAGTCGTCAGACATTATTTAATCGCTCCAGACTTTTGCACACACGTTCGAGTGTCTCCTGGTCATCTTCTGTCAACACAACTCCCTCACTTAACTTCTGTGCCGCGATCAGCATCACGGTAGCCTCATGTCTCAACAGATTAACCAACGCCTTGTAGTCCACGCGACTGCGTCGCTGCCCTTTCCAGTCATGTGTCTCAGGAAACAGACTCGACAACTCCAACCCAATCGCCTCGACCACATCAGCTGCACCACACCCGGCGAAACAATGCAGCAATACCTTGCCGTCATCGCCGGTCGCAATACTTAAACTTGGTGACCTATCATCGTGTGCCGGGCACCTGGCAAGCCACGTCCCGTTACGGTTCGCTCGAACCGACTCAAGCCGACTCAATAAGAGTTCAACAGGTTCCATAAAAAAATCCCCCTGCTGTGAACAGGGGGGAATTTAGGAGGATGAAATCGCGGATAACCCGCCGCGAACGGGGAATCATGCCATGAGCCTGCAACTGTGGATAATCTGTTTTGTGTTTAATACCGTCCAATACCGTCCAACCGGGATATTCAATGAAATTAGCACTCGACATGGGAGCGGCATTATGCGACCCTCTCACCAATTTCGCAATCCCTATGACTAAAATGACAGAATCAAACGGTGAAATGATTTGCAACAATTGTCATCATTACAATGTTGAGAGTCCACACGGGCACATAACATGGCCCAAAGAATTTTACATGACCGGACGTTCAGTGATGGGGTTCTGTCACATGCACGAGGTCGACCTGTTCGTTAACAGTCCATGCGCCGCATGGATGCCAATCAAGGAGAAACAAAGTGGCAATTAATTTTCAAAACGTGGCTGACAAGGTCACCGACCAGGGAGTAAAAATCCTGGTGCCTGGTGATCCGGGTGTCGGTAAGACTGTGCTGGCAAGCACAACCAACGAACCCACACTGCTGATCGATGCAGAGGCAGGGACCATGAGTATCCGCAACGCTAAACACATCAAGGTGTTCAGCGTCACCAGTGATGAACCGCTGGCACAAATCTTTCCGGTCCTCGAATACCTGAGATCCAACAATGACCAGAAGTTCAAATGGGTAGTGATCGATAGCATCTCTGAATTAGCTGAGATGGTACTCACCCAGGAGAAGACCAACTTCAAGAACGGCATGAAGGCATACGGGGAGATGGCAGATAAGATGATCCCCTTCTGTAAAGCGTTCCGCGACCTGGAAGGTATGAACGTCGTGATGACTGCCAAGCTGAAGGATGAGAAAGATCCAGAGGCTGGGACCATCGAGCATCGAGCGTCTGCCCCAGGCAAGCAACTGTCGGCCCAGCTGCCGTACCTGTTCGACCTGGTGCTACCACTCCGCATCATCAAGAACCCCGACGGTGAAACAGAACGCTGGCTCATGTGTGAAGGTGACCAGGGATGGATCGCCAAGGACCGCAGCGGAAAGCTGGACAAGTGGGAAGAACCAAACCTCGCCGCGATACGCGACAAGGTTGTGGGCAAACCAATTAATTCAAAACCAACAGCAGTTAAAGCTGCATAGGAGCATTCATGGTACTACTCAACATCAACGCGATTGAACCCGCAGATAACCTGGAGTTCACCCCCCTGCCGGAAGGTTGGTATGCAGCCTCGATCAGCGAGTCTGCAATCAGGACCGGCAAGGAAAGTGGTAAGGACTATCTGAACCTGGAGTTCACGGTCACCAGTGGTGACTTCACATCCCGCAAGGTATGGATGGTCTACTCACTGTGGCATGACAACCCCGACGTTGTGCAGTGGGCTAAAGAGAAACTGGGTAAGCTGGCTGCTGCACTGAACATGGCTGCCATCGAGGATCACGAGGAATTGGAAGGCCAGCAAGTTGAGATCAAGGTCGGACCCAATAAGAAAGGTGATTCTGAAGTTAAGTATTATCGGTCAGCTGGTAACACTCCACCCACAGCACCCGCAGGCAGTAACGGGAAGTCGAAACCGGCATGGGCATAGAACTGTTTACTCTGCTACTGATCTTCACTGTGGTTACAGGCATCCTGGTATTGGGTTGTCTTATCGATCCCTTGTTGACGAGGTGGTTCGATGACTACTGATCAAGAAGAGCGTATCAACCGTGGTGGACGGATCATTGCTAATGCAGAGTTACACCTCACCGAGATCCGGGGGGAACTGCTTGACGTCCTCGACGACATCAGCACTCTCCTCGATGAGGGTCCAAAGACCGGCAGCTACGGGCACTTCGTCGCGTGTTTCGATTTGACGATGCACAAGACCATCAAGCCTGCGCTGCGTGAACTGGATCAATGTCATCACAGGTTGTCAGAACTGGAAACCCAGGGAGTTACCTATGTCCATGCCCTGGCACCCAACCTGACTGCAATGCTTGAGCGGTCTATCGATTGTTGCGAATAAAGGAGAACCCAACACGGACCCCCAGCCCCAACCCACTATCGTCAGCGGTTCCTCTCCTTCCGCTGACGGGGTTGGGGGTTCTTCTCTCCAAGGAATAATTATGTTTGAACCCTGGACCCAAGCTGAAGAAGAAATGAATCCCATATTAGTAAAATTTTGGGACTTCCATCAATGTAATCCAAGGATCTTTTCTCTTTATCAGCAGTACGCACTGACTGCAAAGCATAGCAAGCGTGGTCGCTATTCTATAGCTGTTATCACTGAAATAATCCGCTGGCATGTTGACATTGAAACATCAGGCTGGGAATTCAAATTGAGTAACTCATTCAGAGCGTACTACGCCCGCTTGCTTATGTTGTGTGACCCAGAACTGGCAGGGTTCTTCACTGTTTGTAAGGTGCCAGGTGAGGACACCTGGTGGAACCATAAAAAACGCTTTCCAAAGGTTGCATAATGGCCCGCCTACCACTACCGAACCGCGACGATCCAACGCTGGACGCAGTCGAGGCTGCGGTCGAGAACAACAGCCGATCAGACGTTCGTAATTACATGGGCTGGTCCGGCCTGGGGCACCCGTGTGAACGCTCTGTCCAATACGACTTCCTCATGGCACTACCCAAGGCATTCAAGGCCAGCACCCTGTTCAAGTTTGAAGACGGGCACGGCACTGAAGAGCGAGTCAACAAACGCTTTGCATCTCTTGAGTCACTCGACTTCAAACCAACTGGACCAGACGGGCACCAGTGGGGAGTCGCATCACTTGGCGGGCATCTGCGTGGACACCTGGACGGTGTCATCAAAGGGTTGTTGCAGGCACCCAAGACATGGCACGTCTATGAGGTGAAGTGTGTAGCCGACGCTAAGTTTAGAAAACTCAAACGGCTGGTCGAGGAGCATGGCAAGGACGCACTCGAACAGTGGGATGAACAATACTTTATCCAGGCGCAAGGTTACATGGGTGCAGCCGAACCACAGATCAAACGCCACTACCTGGTTTGTGTTACGCCAGGCGGCAGAGAGATGACATCAGTGCGTACCGACTTCCAACCCAAGGCGTACAAGTGGGCAGTCGAGAAAGCAGAGCGACTGATCACACAAGACGAGTTGTCCCCGCGCATCAGTGAAGACCCAGACTATTTTGTTTGCAAACATTTCTGTTCCTTCAAAGATGTGTGCCACTCACCCCAGGTCAGTGCCAGGGTCAGCTGTCGCAGCTGCGCTCACTCCACACCTATCATCGATGACGCTGCGACCGGCAAGCGTTGGAAGTGTGAACACCACAATAAGATGTTAAGCACTGCCGATCAGAAACGTGCGTGTCCTCAACACCTGTACCGGCCCGACATGTTGGGCTGGGCACACCCGCATCAGTTCAACAAACTTGAAAATGAAATTCAATACAGAACCGACGACGGTAAGGAGTTTACGAATTGTGAAAAAGCAGATTGGAAGAATAAAAGATTTACATCAAAAGACTTACAACATCTCAACGCTGAAACTCTGGAGTCTGACGCATCCTACCTGGATGCGCTTTCCAGATTTTGTCCGTCGGCAGAAATTGAATCGCGTAAAAAGAAAGTTAAGCCGGACGAACACGAACTCAACGATGACCTACCGTCATGGATGTAACTAAGGACTATCTAACCACCCGCGAGGCAGCGCAATTCTGCGGTGTCTCATACGATCACTTCACCAGAGAGCGGTACAAGCACGGGATCCCTGCCATTCAGTTTATGGGCAAGAAACTGTACCGCAAACAGGATCTGGTTAAGGCGATAGAAAAATACTCCCCTAAGTAGCTGTTTTCTATGTTGTAATCTACTTGCTCCAGGGCATTGCCCCTATGGGGGCATTACCCTATAATATGTTCCGAAAGCGGGGCAATCGACGGACAAGAAAGCCTGAGACGGACGCAAAGGGGAGATGGGTTCCTAAGACCTCTTAAAAAGCCGAGAAGTAGCGAAGGGCAACATACCGGTGAAATTGTCCACGACTGAACGGTCGTGCTGATGAGTCCCAGTAAGGACGAAACAATAGGAGAGTAAAGATGAAAAACACAGAGCGACTAATTGACGAGGCGCGAGAAAACGTAAACGTCAATGGACTTCGCGGGCATACTGAATGGACTCACAAAAATGGTGAGTGCAGTTCGCGGGAATACAAATTGGGATTTGCGGATTGGAAACATTACGGGAAAGAAGGCAACCCGGAATGGTGTACAGATGTGGTATCCCTTACCTTAAAGGTTTTCGCTGACGGAAAAGAGCGCAAGATTTTCAGCATCAATCACTTTGGTGCAAGCCGGAAAAATTGCGAGGCACTTATCAATTCAAAACTAGGAGAGTAAAGATGATCAGCATATTTGTTCGTGATGTTATTTTTGAAAACGGGTTGAGCGAGGACGGTGAATTACGTTACGCCAAAGCATTCAACATATACGCTCAGAACGAACGTGGTGAGCGGTTGGTTAACAACGCCTCTGATTTTACCGATCTTGAATCTAAAGGTTTCGAGAGAGCAGAGCGATTCGCTAAACAGGTCCAGGCTCACATCGACGCTGGCGGCAAACTTAACTTGGAACATTGGTATGAAGTTGATCCTTGCTACGGTTCTGCGGCTTACGTTGATCAGGGTACTGAAGAGCGTGTGAGAGAGTGGGAACGCGCACAGGGTTGATAGCGGTGATGCCCGTTCGAGAGAGCGGGCATACCAGTATCAATTAACAAGGAGAGTAAAGATGAAAGAGGTAGTCACAAAAGCATGGGCCGTAAAAACACATTACCGAAATGAGTATGGGATCGTTGCTTTCGACGCCAATGGCGTTACTTGCGTTGAATACCAAGTTTGGTATCGCACCGAAAAATCAGATGGCACCGACATGGAAAATGTGTTTGAGGTGTACCACGGTTCGCCTTCTGTACGTTTCTGGAATTTGGCCCAGCACATCGCTGGCAAGTTAAACAACGGGGGGGAGTAAGCATGGAAACAAAAGTCGTGAGGTGGAGAAGTAACGAGGGTGTGCGGTCTGCACTCATCGTCAATGAGGGACGCAAGTTTGTGTCTCTTATCCCTGTGGACTTTCCAGTGCGGATCAGAAAAGTTCCGCTTGTGGAAATCAGGAACATGTCTGAGTGTGAGTACAAGGGTAAACCCTACCCAGTGAAACGTGCGGTCAAGGTTCTCAAGCGCATGGGTAAGGCATGTGGCATAACCAAGGCAGCAAGCAAGGCATTAGGAGCAACATAGTCGAAACCGGGGCGGCAACGCCCCGTGTCTGTGTCAGATAGGCACACTGATGAGACTTTTCCTTTTATCAGAACTAAATGTGGAGAACTTAAATGGCATCTTTAGATAAGCACCCAACATCCGGCGCATGGGTTGTTGTAAGTCGGCTTAATGGAAAGAAGATTAAGAAGTACCTGGGGGCTGTCTCCAAGAAAGAGGCAGACGCTGAGAAGGCAATCGCCACTGCCAGGGAGAAAGAGGCAAAGGCCGGTCGCATCGTTGTAGAGACACCTGTCGTCAAACACAAGGTGGTGACCTACGCTGAATTCGCTCCGCTGTACCTGGCCTGGCGTAAGGACGCAATGCCTGACTCATACGAAACAGTCAGCATCCACATCAATCGTGGTGTCCTTTTGTTTGGTTCACTTCCCATTGCTGATGATGTCGCAAGTCTTGATGCCTGGAACGAGGCATTCAATAACTGGGAGTCAACACGCAGTAAAGAAGTTGCTGCCGAAACTCTCAAGGGTGAGTGGAAGGACATCAAGGCAAGCCTGTACCGTGCCGTTCGATCAGGTGGTAAGAAAGCGGGTCGACGCTGGAACCTGGCGAACACGTCACCAGCTGCTGGCCTGGTCCTGGGTCTTGCTGAGACTGAAGGCAAAAAGGAAAAGCGGGTTTTCTCTCCTGATGAACTGGAGCGGATCTACGCTGCCGATCCTGAGAACGCAGTGATCTGGAAGTTCATGGCGAACACCGGGTTGCGTCGGTCTGAGGTTGAGGTACTTCCGAAATCCAACGTCGAGTCAGATGCGGATCGAGCCAAGGTCAGGGTTGCTCACAATCCTGGTGAGGGTCTGAACGTGAAGGCCAAGAAGTCCCGGTCAGTGCCCCTCAATCGCGAGGCACGGGCAGCTAGGGATGAGGTGCTGGCTAACCCCTTCCCAGGTGGCACGTTCTTCCCTGTGTGGCACAAGCGCACCTGGACCAAGAAGTTCAACCAGGCCAGGGTAGCAGCTGGGATCGATAGCGGTACGCTCCACAGCCTGCGTCACACCTTCATCAGCCGGGCGGCGAACAATGGTGTTCCTATCCACCTGGTGATGAAGTGGGCCGGACACTCTGAACTCGATACGACGATGGGTTACTTGCACGTCAATGAGGATTACGAGTGGCTTGAGATGGAGAAAATGCTCGACTCCGAATCTGGGAAGGTCGTTCAGCTTAATGATGTAAGGCGGGCGGCATGAATCGCAATCACCTGTGTGGCAACATGAGCAATAACCGACGACTGCTTTGGTTGGTCAAAGAGTTTGGTTTAACCTCTGCCCAGGTTGCCAGCTTGTGCCGTGTCGAGGTTGGCACGGTCAGCTGCTGGCGCAAACGTCCAGACGTGAGTAGTTCACGAGTGATTCCTAACGGCAGTTTGGAACTGCTCGAACTCAAGCTGGGGGTACGGGAGTTAGAGTTTCACAATAACCGCAAGTGGTGCGACGAGGATTCTTATTTAGCACCAGATTAAATGGGTAACTAAACGGACGCTGCTAAGCAGCGTCCGTTTTTTATTTGTCT